TGATGTACGTGTTGTTCAGCGTGAAATATCCCTGGTCTCCATCGTCAATCTTGACTGGAGCTGCATAGTCCACCCCCTGATACTGGATGCGATCCAGATACGAGTTCCTGAGGATAACCTGCTTGCCCAGTTTGGAAAAAAGGGCGTGGGTATTTGCGTTGGCTGCTCCTCGAATAATGATTTGGTCCAATATGATGTATCGTGGAGGGGCAGCGGTGACATAGCTATTACCAGGAGCTCCAATTTGAACAATCGTTCCAGCGAGGCTACTCCCAGTCAGTGAAGTGTCCGCAATACAAGCGATGCGACGAATAAGATAGTGATGAACTGGGGTTCCGGTGCCGTCGAGGTGATCGTCCATGAGGCACTGGCCGGAGTTGCCTGGAGTCGATAATGTTCCATTTGCCTCAATCGTAGCCGCTTTAGTCCAGGTTGGATCAATCTGAAAGTCGGCAGGGGGAAAGTCTGTTGCTGTATTTTGCACTGTTTCGAGCACGATCCAGCGATGTGAGCCAGACGTGATCCCGACCATCTCGGCAGTTTTGTATGGCAAGTACACGCCTGCGCCAGACAATGTGCCGCTGCCTGTGCCGACATAGCCCGTGGATGGCAACTGGCACGATGTTGACTGCGGGAACTGGATCGCAGTGCCAAAGTACACCTTTTGCAGAACCGTCTGGAGCGTGTCACCTGAGCTTACCGAGGATGTCCAGTCTCCAGGATTAGAGACGTTCGATGCTGCCCTCCAAGTGGTAGGAGATCCGTTGCATGCCATCGTTACGACGGTATAGCCGCTGGTGTCTGGCGTGGATGGACTGTACTCGTCCGGAGCGTCTGGCACAACTGGATGAGACGGATCGGCGCTGGTCGTAATGCTGATTTCATAGCCTGAAGTAGCACAGGAAGTAATATCCGTATCATTGTCCTGATTCGGTCTAGCCTTTAAGCAGAGATAGTAAGTAGTCGATGGGGCGAGATTCCCTAGGTTTAGTTTGACGAACCCAGCGCCGCTGTTAGCATCAGCTTGGTAGCTTTCACTAGTGCGGGTGTCGGAGTATGAGCCGCTGACCGTGCTGTAAAACAACTGCACGTAGCTATTGGCAGGGCTAACCGTGGCATTGAACTGGACCGAGGAATGCCCAACGGCAACCGCAGTTTGGCCCGTAATTGTCGGGACCGCAGCCCACGCCGAAGAGCAAATAGCGAATGAGAGCAGCCAGCGCATTAGTATTCCTTCCAGGAAAGGAGTTCGCAATAGCCGTTCAGTACGCTGTTACCGCTGCCCTGCGTTCCCCACGCCCAGCCAGTTCCAGTCACGTTGTTTACGCTCCCCCCGCCGTCGTAAATCTGCATCCAGAACTTCCCGTCGAAAGAGCCATACGGGGTGATCGTAGAGCCGTTGTTGACGACTTTGATGTAGTACACGCCGCTGCCAGTCAGCCCGGTTTCATACCCTCCGCTGTACGTGGTTGCGTTGGTCCACTTGGCAATCCCAAACCCAGGAGAAACGTTTGCGTTCACGTTTGGGCCAACAATCACCATATCGCCACCCGATCCGCGAACCCCGACTCCAGCGCGAACAGTAGAGCTTCCAGCGCCAGAGGTACACATGATCGCCGCCTCCAGCGTGTTGCTGGTAATCGTGCGATAGAAGCCGTAGAAATTAGCATTGGACGTTCCAGCCGTCGTCATGGTGATTTCGCCTTGAGAGCCGGTCGAACTTGTCTGGCTGTTCAGCGCCGTCCAACTGCTAGCAGGCGGAGTGGTCACGGTGTACATGCCAAACGGGAGATAGTTCGTCCCGCTAATGGTGATATACGGGGACGCTGCGCTAACGGTGGTGCCCCCGCCGCTAGCGGCCCAAGAGGACGAACGGCAGGTGGATGGGAACCCGGCAGGCAGGGCAGTCGGGCAGGTGGTGGTGCCGCCCAGCGCCAGGACGTAGCCGGTGGTCGCCGTGCTGGTGTCGGCGGGAAGAACTATTGTCACCGCAGTCCCCGCCACGTTCGCCACCGTGAGTCCGAGTTCTCCGCTCACGCTCCCCAGAAAGCTGATACCGCCGTTCTTTGAGGAATCCTCGCAGAGCGTGGAATCGGCCAGCAGCTTCCCGGTGGTGTCGGCGAACTTGGAGAAGCAGTCGGTGGTGGAGCTTGCCGGTCCCACCACGTCCCCGGTAGACCCTCCGCTTCCGTAGCGCCCCAGCAGGTTCGCCGCCGCCAGCACGGAGGGCTTGAAGATGTAGAGGATCACTTTCCCCTTCGCCGAGGCCACCGAGTTCCCGGTGAGCGCAAACGACAGCGAGCCCACAATCGGCGGGGTGGCCGAGGTGGTGGCGAAGCTGGCCGAGGCCGTGGCCGAGAGCGTGGTGGCTTGCCCACCCGCCATGTCGTAGCCGTTCACGTCCTTCACCGTGATCGAATAGCCCGCCGTGGGAGCCGGCGTTCCGGGTACGGTCTGAATCTGCGTGATCTGGTAGCCCTGCACGGGGCCGAGGCCGTTAATGGTGGTCGTGGGGACCGAGCCGGTGGAGGCGTCCCCGGTCCAGTTGATGGTGACGATGTAGGCCGTGTTGCCTTGGTTGATCGGCTGGGTCGAGAAGCTGACCGAGCCAGCCGCCAGCGCCAGCCGGGGCAGGCATAGCAGCAACACTGCGAGCAGTTTATTCATGGATGTTCCTTTCATACTGTTCATTTGCCTTTGGGGTCGCGATACATCGTCTGGCGGGTGCTGAAATCCTTGTTCTTGCCCGAGTTCTCAACGAAGCCGAACCGCTTGTAGAACTGCTTTAAGCGAGGAACCGAGGAGGCCCCAAAGTCAGTTGATGGAGTTATAACGATACGCTTCCCGTTTTCGTCTGCGTAGCGAATCAAATCCTCCATAGCCGCAGTCCCAACGCCAGCGCCTCTGGCGTCTTTAGGGACCACGATTTTGGACAACTCAATCGCGTCCCCTTCTGGTCCAATGGAAACGTCTACGTTGAACTTCTTCGCCAGACGATCTTTTAACTGACCGAATAGAGACGTGGACACGGGCGCTTCTTCCATCGCCAGCGCCTGCCGTAGCTGCTCTGCTGCTGCGATCTTCTCCGGGGTGTTCAGCGCCGAAGGCGTCACGTTGGGCGCTTTCATCGGCTTCGGCGGGGCTTGAATGGGGCCATTTTTGGCCTCCCACTCCTTCGCCATCTGAATCACTTCGCGGACGGTTTCGCTGCCGTTGGCCGTCCATGTGGGCTTGCGAACGCCTGCCTTGATGGACAACGCCTCCCATTTGGCGGGCGTCAGCTTCTCCATCTTGGCCGGGGTGATTCCAGCCTCCCGAGCGGCTGAGAACAGCGCCTCGGCCTTGTTCGCCCGAGCCTTGGCGATCCGCGCCGGGACGGTATCGGCGAAGTCCGGCTTGGCCGCTTGCATGGCCGATTCGATGATGGCCGGATCGGTCACGCCCTGCGCCTCAAGCTGCTTCTTAACGGCTTCCTGCGCGGCGGTGATAACGTTCCGGTCGAACGCCTTGATGACTTCGGAACGTTGCTCGGGGCTGATGTTGCGGAACACGTCAGCAAGCACGTTGGGCGTGCGTTCCTGCGCCATCTGCTGAATCATCGGGACCGCTGATTCGTCTGCGACGGCAGGGTTGATCGCGGGGCCGGGGGCTTCTTTTGCGGTCGATAACGCATTTCGCCGCCATTCCACCTCAGCAGCCCGCCGCGCCAATGCTTCTGGCGTAGATTGGAACTGCTCGGCACGCGACCGGACGGCCTGCGGCGACCAATCCACTTCCTGCGGATTCATGCGCTGCATCGCTTCGGCGCGTTTGATATCGAGGATCGACGGGGCCGCAGGAGCCGGGATTGTGCCGGGGTTTGGCGGGGGCTGCGGCACGTCCACGAACTGACCGCTCGGGCCGGGGAGGTTCACCATCGGCTGCACTTCCGGCATGGGCGCGGGTGGCGGCAGGAAGGACGGCTCCGCGGCGACGGGCGCGGGTTTGGCGGCCTCCATCGCAGCGGCACGCTTGGCCGCTACAACGTCCTGGATGCCGCGATACACGCCCTGCACGATGTTCTTTCCAGCGCCTACGGCTGCGCCAGTGGCTGATCCAACAGGCCCAACGAAATGCCCAATCGCTGCCCCCTCGCCAACGTCTGCGAGGATCTGCGGGGTGTTCGGGATTTCGACAGGGACGCCTTTCACCCGAACCGGGAAGTCAGCGTTGCGGGTCGCGTTGTTCCAAACGCCCTTGACGGCTCCCTTCACATACGGGGCCGCTGGCTTCATCACGTTTTCCGGGGAAGCACTGATCGCGAGCGCAGTAGCGCGGCCCACGTTTCGAGCTACTTCGTTTCCTGAGCCGATTTCCTCCCCGATGTTCGCCGCGACAGGCCCAAGAACCGGAAGCACTGCCGCCATCGCGTGACCGCCAGCGCCCCAATAGTTACCCTGCTTGGCCTCAAGCGCAGTTTTAATCAGCTCGTCCTCTTGGGCCTTCGCCATCGCACGAGCGGTATCAATCGGGTGCAGTAGGGCGTTCCCGATTCCGGTAACGGTGTCCACCACCAGCCCTTTGCCGAAGTCCAGCGCAGTATCGAGCGGGTGATCGGTGGAGAACACCTCGCTCCAGGATTTCGGGGCTTGCGGGTTCGCGAACGCCTGCGGGATACGCTGGCGCATGACCTGCTCCACTTCGGCTTTTGAGAGGCGTGGAGAATCGACCACGCTATCAGTAGCCGGGGGGTGCCACACTGCCGCATCGGAAGCGGGAGGAGTCCACGAGTTAGGCATTATTGCTTAATCCTCACCACCCCGTCCGGGCCTTTGTATCTGTCGCCCTTTTTGAGCTTGTCGTATGCCGCCTGAGACGCCACAACAGGGATTTGGCCTGATTGGCCTTCTCTCGGGGCTCCCCCTGCCGCCGCGCTACCCACGGTGCGTGGCGTCCCGGCTTTCTGGAACACCTTGTTCGCCTTGAAGAACGTTGAGAGCCCCTGCTGCATGGCCTCCGGGTTGGTGCGGAACTGCCCGATGGCATCGTTCAGTTCGTGCAGCGCCCCCTCGGAGCGGCCTCCGAACACGCCCGCCAAGTGATCCGCTGCAATCGTCCGCGCATTAACGAACGTCTTGGCGTCCGGGTCTTGGCTACCGAGCCATTGCGTAAAGTCCGTGTAGCGTCCCTTGACCGGCCCGAAGATATCCGGCCTGCGCTTGATGATTTCTTCAATGGTTTGCAGTTGCTCGTCGGCGCTGTTCGCCATGTCGGCGGCACGCCGCTGGGTTCCCGTGGGCCGCACGTTCTGCGAGTTCACCGGGGGGACAATCGCGCCATTGTCGGCAACCATCGCTCCGGGGATGGGCTGACCATCTACCACGCCGCGATACCGTGCGTCGAAGATTTGCTGCGATAGCGCCAGTCTCGCCTTGGCGGTATTGATCCGATCCTGCGCGAGCTGCATCTTGGGGCCATCGTTTGCGGCCTGCGCCCGCCGCAGTTCAGCAGCCGCCTCTGCGGCCTCCGTCTGCGCTTCGCGGAGTCCCGTTACGGCTTTCTTGTCGTCGTACTCGGCGCGTTCTGTTGCGCTCAGTTCGTCGTAGGGGATTTCTTCGACTTCCCCGGTTTCGGCATTCTCCCGGAGGCCCCGCTTGCGGAGGTTCTGCCGATACGTCTCGTTGACTCGCTGCGCGTTGGTGTTGGCGTTCTGCGTGGTCGCGTCGGCCTGCTGCTGCTGAATGTCCTGCGTGCGCCTCAGTCGCTCCTGCTCGGCCATCGCGCCTTCTACCCCAAGCCCATGGCGGTAGATATCCAGCGCGTCTGCGCTCACCCAATCGGGGAGCGTGACGCCTTCCAGCGCTGCTTGCGACTGCGCCCGCTTGTATTCGACCGGACGCCGCTGGGCGTCCTGAATCGACATGATGGAGTCAATGATGTTCGCGGCTCGGGTGTTCTGCTTCTCGTGCAGGGCTAGCTCGTGGTCTTTCGCCGTCTGGAGCGACTGGATGAACCCGCCAATGGAGTTCCGCGTCTGGTTGACCACCTCCGGGCTGGCCCCGTAGGTTTCGAGCAACTGAATGTACTTGCCGTGATCGGTCCCGGCCTCAGCCGCCGCCCGCTTCGCCGCTTCGATGTTCCGGCGGTTGCGCTCCATCTCCTCCTGGGTCTGCTCCATCTGCGCTTTCGCCGCCTGCGTGGCCGCTTGCGTGTGCGACAGCGTGGCCTGCTGCTGCTGTAGCTCCAATGGAGACTTCCAGGCCGTCGTAGGCTGCGGCCCCATCGCGAGAATGTTGGTGATGTCTGCCATGTGCGCTCCTACCAAGGGGTCAGCGGGTTACGAGGGCTACTGGAGGCCCCGGCCCACGGCTGCGTTTGCAGTGGCAGACTGGACATACTCGGGCCACCCGCTCTTGAATTGGTAAAGATTGGTTGCATGACCTGCGGAAGCGTCTGCGAGGCTTGGTTCACCATCCCCGTCACCGCGTTGGACTGGCCCAGCAATCCCGCTCCACGTGCGTTCTGCCCTGCTACGCGATAGTTCGCCGCGAGGTTCTGCCCTTGCATCCCAAAGTTGGCGAAAAATTGAGCTACATCCATACCCGTATTCCCTACGTACTGTCCGGTATTGGTGTAGTTGTTGGCCGTCTGAGCCGCAGCGTTGCTACCCGCATTTGTTAACGTAGTCGCCGCCGCCTGTTGAAGCCCGCGCCCCTTGATGTAGCGATCAAACGCATCGTTATAGTAGGTCGCCGCCAGCCCCTGCCCGTATTTGGTAAGGTCTTTAAGAACGTTGCCCGAAGAAGCCAACCCCCGCGCAGCCGCGTTGTGGTTAATAGCGTTCGCGCCCTGCTCCATCTCGAACTGGAACGCAGGATCGTTGGCGTAGTCGGCGTAGCTAAACTTCGCCGGGTTGGTCGCCATCTGCGTCAACTGGTCAACTCCAGCCGTACCAGCCGCCACGTATGGGCTCAGAATATTGTTGGCTGCGTCACGCCCGTCCGTCGCCGCCGTGATCGCGTTGTTCCCCGCGTTGGCGACTGCGCCCTGTCCCGCGCCCGTCGCCGCGATAATGTCGTTAGATGCGCCTTCGTTGGTGTTGGCGATCATCTCGCCGACACGCCGCGAGCGGTTGCCGCCGTAGATCCCGTTGAACAGGGACCCGGCCAGTCCGATAATCGGTGCTGCAATACCTGCCATTCGGTAGCTCCTCGTGTGGAGAATGCAACTCCCCCGGAATCGGGGGGCGAGGTACTACCCCGGCATCAGCCGTGCGGGACTACTTACAGGCCCAGGATTTGGTGCCGTAGTCCCAGGAGCAGGTTGCGTCTGCTCCGTGAGCCTTTTGAAGCTGGTCCATGAGCCCCTGCACCTGCTTGGTGGCCGCATCGACTCGCTTCATATGTGAATTGCCAGCCGTCGAATCGGCCAGAGCTTCGAGCATGGAGGCGCGGGCCTGATAGTACTCCACCAGCGAGGCCAGCAGCTTCTCGTTTTCCTCCACCGTCAGCGGAGTCGGTTCAGCGGCGGCGGTCGCAATCGACAGCGCCATTGCGATGAATGCAATTCGGGCTTTCATTGTCCTCTCTTTCAAACTGATAGACGATGGTGAACGATGGCTCCATGTGGACCGGCTCTCCGGTTTCGTTCAACCACACCGCCGTTTTCGAGATCAACACGTTATCCGGCCCCAGCAGCCCGCCGTGGCGGGTATCGTAGTCCACCGGTGCGCGGAAGTTGCGCTGCGTCCCGCACACCGAATCCTGGATGTACAGGAACGTGTTATCCGCTGCCGGGGTGACGCGAGCAGAACCTTCCGGGGCGGTCGTTGCGAGGCCCCACAGCACGCCGAGGCAGTTGCCCGATGGGTTCTTCCGCACCCAGCCCTGGAAGTCGCCGTAGACTCGAAGAATGCGCGTTCTGTAGCCCGCTGGCGGGTGGAACTCAATCCGGCGCACCGCGTAGCCCGCCGTTCCCCACGTATCCGGCCTGCTGTCGGGCGTCCCGAGAAGATCATCCGAGTGATTGGTCGCAGCCGAAAAAGGCCCCAGCGTCTCTGCGGGAGACGCCAGGGCAAGGAGGAGGAGTAGAGCTACTGCGTTCACGCTTATAAATTGCCGCCTAGTACGATGCGAGGTTCACGCGATAGCGGTTCCCGCCCGCGCACATGATGAGGTACTGCGCCGAGGTGTCCCAACCCAGCCAGCCATCAGCCACGCCCGAACACGACACGCCGCCAGAGCCAGAGAAAGAGCGCGTATACATGTTCCCGGTGAATGAGAAGTCCCCGGAAAGCACCTGCGGGCCGGTCCCGGTCGTGGTGACGCAGGTGGTGCAGGAAATCGCCGGGGTCGTGCCCCCGCTGGAGGCGATGGGGCCGCTGGCCGTGACCGAAGTTACGCAGGTAGGGCAGGAAATCGTGCCCGTCGTGGTGATCGTGCCGCCCGAAATGGGGCCAGTGGTCGAAATCGACGTGACCGTGCCGGTTCCGCTGCCGCATGTCTTCCAGCCGAGATTGGCCGAGCCGTCCGTCTTCAAACACTGGTCGCTGGAGCCGTCAGCCGTGGGTAGGACCCAATCGGTGCTGGTACCGGTGGTCGCCGTGGCCGCTTTCAAGCCCCAATAGCGGTCGCCCGCCGTGTTCAGCAGCCGCAAGAACCCGGAGCCGCCCGCGCCCCCGTTGTTCAGCAGCACGCGGGACACGCCGCCGCCGAAGATGTTGAGCTGGCCGGTTTGAAGATTGGTGCCGCTTGTCCACAGGAGCGAACCGTTCAGGTTGATCTGCGAAGACGTGATAGTGAGCGCCCCGCCCCCCGAAGGGCTGATGGCTGGCGTCTCAATATCGTAGGTCCAGACTTTCTTGTACTTGTTCCCGCTGGCCCCAAGGTCCCACGTGTTGTCTTCGGCGCCCGCCGTGGTGCCGGGGACGATTGAGCCTTTCCAGTACAGCTTGCGGTTGGTACCGAAGATATCCGCAGTCTGGAAGGTCGCTACCTGCGTCCCGGCATTGTCCACGAGGTAGTAGGCTGAGGCCGTCCCCGCCGCTGGCGTGTTCACGAACTGGTACCAGAACGCCGTACCCCCCGTTTGGTCGTAGACTTCGAGTTTCCGGGTGCGTGCGTAGTTCGTGGACGTGGTGCACCCTGTACAGATGCCATCCAGCCGGTTCGCCGCCACCTGATACCAGCGGTTGGTATCTCCCAGCTTGTAAGTGTCCGTTGCCGAGGGGTTCACGTCCCGCATGGTCTGCGTGGCGGTCCACGTCTGCGCGTAGTCGATCCCCGCGACGGTGATATTGGCGTCCTGTGCCGTCCAGGTGCGGGTGGTCGCCGTGGTCAGGCCGTCCACCTCAAACTTCAGTAGCTTCGTGGCATCACTGGACCCTTTGATGATGTTGGTGGTATCCACGAACGGAGGCGAGGAGCCGCCACCCGAGCAGGACACCCACGACAGCACCGCCGACCCGTTGGTGGAGAGACAATCCCCCGAGGAGCCGTCAGCCCCCGGCATCTGGTAGATCGCCGCCGTGGTCATCGCTGGATCGGCAAAAAAGCCCGTACACGCGCTGATATCGACGTTGCACAGCGTAACGCGCCCGCTGCCTGCCGCGCCTCCCGGAGTAACCGTCGCACGCGCCCCAATGAGGCCAGCACGCCACACCTGAAGCCCGGAGGAGTTGTCGTACAGGCCGGTGAGGTTGGGAAACACGATGCGATCCGACTTCACGCTGCCGTAGTTCGCGTTGGTGGAGTCGTAGACGCGCAGTTCGCCGCCCACGGTCTTTGCGGAGTTCGACTTGATATCCACCCGCGTCGAAAAGGCCGTCTGCGCGTGCACCGAGGCCGCAAAAATCAGAATCAGAGCGTATTTCATGGTGTGTCCCTCGAAAATGGCGCGGCACTCAGCCACCACGCGCTTCCACCGACATAGACGAACTGCAAAATGGTGGTTCTTAGCGGGCTGGGGTCCACATCGTCACTGGTGACCATCTTGAAGGCTGCGTTGAATGTCGCAACCCACCCGCCTGTGGCGTTTTGACCCACAAACAGAACGTAGAGGTCGCCCACCGCAGGACTGCCGCCCGGTGCCGTGATGGTGGTGTTTGCGGTCATGGTGTAGCTCGCGACCGTGACCGTGGCTCCCGTGCCTCCACCGCCCCCGGCGGCGTTCGCCAGCTCGTTGAACCACTGAATCCAGGGGAGAGTGAGCTTGCCGCTATCCTGCTGCGGGTCCAGCGATCCGCGCTGATTGAGCGGGGACTGGATCGGGGCCGGGGAAATGGACATTAGGGCTCAATCCCCGCCTCAATGTTCAAATCAGCCGCCGAAATCCGCACCAAGTCCGAAGAAGTGGTCCATGTGACCTTGTAGACGCGATCTCTGCCGCGCCCGAGCTGCCACTGCTGCACCGTCTTGATGCCCGAGGCCGCGCTGGTGCCTTTGATCTGCATGCTCTGAGGCGTGTTGAAGGTTGTCCCGCCGTCATCGGACCACGAAATCTGCGGCACGGTTGAGCCGAACACGCCATCCAGCATCAGGGAGATGTGTTTCACCCAGCGGTTTTGGTTTGATACGTGTGGAGCTTGCCGCGTGTAGACGATGCTCACGCTATTGTCGGAAGTGTAGGAGGAGTCCTGGATGTAGATGTTGCCGTTGGCCCGGTCGCCTACAAAGCTCTTGGTGCTGTTGGTGGCGTCTTGAAGCGAGGCGAAGCACGCAGGCCGCGCCATCTCCGGGGTTCCGCTGTTGTTGTAGCTGCGCTCGTGCCAGAATCCAGTAGTCAAGTCGTATACCAGCGTGGCCCCGGCTCCGCTGTTGGCGCTCGGGAAGTTGGTCACGTAGAAGGAATGGCCGTTGTACTCCTCCGCCCAGGAATAGGCCCCGTAGAGGTAGCCGGTCCCGTAGGTCGCCATCAGAGACTCAATACCGGGCGTGGAAATCCTTACCGGAGTCAAGCCGTCAGCCTTCCAGAACTTGCCGAACCCGCGTTCGTCCGATCCGCACCACAGAACCGAGTTCATGACGCGAACGGCGGTCCATCCGGCGTGCGAGCTGCTTTGCCCCGCAATGCCGACGTTGATCGTCCCGTTGGACATGCGCTCCAGCGCAAACCCGGCGTTCCCGGCGTTGTACCAGACCTCAATATTCTGCTGGCCCATGATCCAAAGCAGATTGTTGACGGTGATGAGCGTCCGTTTGTGATCCGACGTCCCGATGATTTCCGCGTAATCGAGCGCAGGCCAGGAGGTGCCGTCGTTAAGCGTGCTCTGCCGCACCTTGTTGTCGGTGCCGCTTTCCAGCGCGAACAGGTAGCCGTCCAGATAGTCCACGCTGAAGCCGCCGAAAACCACCGTGACCACTGGACCCACGGGGTTCACGTAGGAGATTTGGCCGGTGCTGGAGTCCAGTACGAAAAGTTGCGCCGTTGTCCCCGTTCCGCAGACAATGAGCTTGGCGGGACCGGTGCCGCTGGAGCTGGGGATTGCCCCGAAGTCCGTAATCACCGAGTACGTGGCCGGGTTGACCTCGTAGACATGCGTCCCGCCCACTGCGAACAGCCGCCCATTCCCGGCATACAGCGCCCGCACAGGCCCGTTGGGCAGCGTGCCATACAGCGTCAGCCCCGGACGCCCAATGAGCGCCACCGGGGTCTTTGCGCCGGGTTCCTGCGCGGCCTCCGGGTACAAATTAATGCTTCTTTGACAATCAACGGTGACAGACGCGGCCTGATACGAAGGCCCCGCGAATGGGAAGGCGGAATAGGGGACCGTGCTCATGCTTGCTCCACTGGCAATCCATAAACATGGATGGAACTATCGAGTTTTGGAAAGAGATTCCGGGGTTTGAAGCCTACGAAGCCAGCAGCCTTGGGAACATTCGGCGCAAGCAGAGTGATTGGGGCGTAAATCGCGTTCGCAAGCTGCAACTGAACCCGCACACCGGATACCTGGAGGTCTTGCTGTGCATCCAGTTCAAGAAAACGATGCACCGCGTCCATCGTCTGGTCGCCGCTGCGTTCCTTGGCGATGCCACAGGCAAGGACGTGAATCACATGAACGGCAACAAGACCGACAATCGCGTTGACAACCTTGAGATTGTGAGCCGATCCGAGAACCATCGCCACGCATACCGCGAGTTGAACCGCCCACGGCCAACCGGCCACGTTGTTCAAGACCCGCAGACTGGCCGTATTCTGAGCGTCCGCAAAGGCTACGGAATCGGCCCGAGCAAGAAGTACGTTAGAAAGTCCCAGGACCATTCCCGAAACCTCCCGTCAGTACGTTGAAGCCGCTCTGCGGCCTCTGGGCGCTCTGGAATGCCCCGTCCGTGGTCATGTACGGGCTCTGCGCGTTGTAGTCGATCACCGCTTGCTTTGACTCCCGCGCCAGCCGCTGCACTTCGGCAAACTTCGAGCGGTTGAACTTGTCGGGGGCCAGCGAGGAAATCTCAATCGCCAGGTTGAACGTCAGCGCCCGCTCGTAGCCCGGAGGGAAGTTATAGGCCGTCGTGAGGTCGGTGAACGTGTCCAGCGCGTGCCACTGGTACAGCTCCAGCTCATACGCTGCGTTCGCCTGCGGCCACAGGTACACCTTCCCGAGCCCGGAGGTGAACGCGGCATCGTAGTACAGGATGTTCGGGATCGCCGCCACTTCCTGCACCCCGACCGCCGACCACTGCCGAAAATCAATGATATCCACCGGCTTTCTGAGCACCGGGGAGTAGGTGTTGATGATGACGTTGGCCTGTTCGATCCGCAGGGGTCGCGGCCCGTCGAAATCGCCACCCGATCCGATGGTGAAGGAGGTCTGATTGGCCGTGAGGGTGTATGTCTCGATTTCCTGCCACGGGATCAGCCAGCGGTTCAGATTCCACGACTCGATCATGCCGTTGAGGGCATACTTCGCGTCATCTTCAAGATCCGGGGGGATCGTTGACCCCTGGAAGGCGTACCCGAGATGCCGGCACGCCCGATAAATCAACTGCCGTCCGGTCACGCTCATTGCGTCACCACATGCTGCTGCACCGGCGGCACCGGAGCCGAGGGCGTCAGCAGTTCAGCGTTCAGGCTGTTGATGATGGTCAGAGCGCGGGTCAGCTCATCCGTGACAGACTTGGGCGTTGCCATGCCGTAGGTCGAGGCCAGAATGTCGGCCAGGTTCGCCTTGATCCACAGTTCATACCCGGGAAGCATCGTCACCGGGGTCGTCAGGTCCGAGAAGTTGGTGATGGGCGTGGGAACGGTCAAATTGAGCGTCCCCGATGCCGCCACCGGCGAAACGTAGACCTTCGGAGAGCTGGCAGCTCGGTCGTACCAGACGTACTGCACCAGCGGGCTCGTGCTCAAGCGGTCCACGAGGTTGTACCAAGTCCCCGAATCCTGAATCACCCGGACGGGCATGCCGACCCCGTTGGACATGTCCACCGACGCCGCCAGGAGCTTGCTGTAGCGAGTTCCCAACGTATAGGAGGAGGCTCCCGACAGCGACTGCGTGACCACCGTGGACGAAATCGCCATCTTGGGATCGTCGTTGGCGTTGTCCACCATGTTCTGCAAATACAGCAGCCCATCGTCCTTCTGTGCCGTGGACGGAGCCCCGCCCGAGTCCAGCACGCCCAGCAGTTGCAGGGCTGCGGTGATCGCCGCCGTCGCTGTCAAAGTCGCCATGCGTTCCTCCTACTGCTTCGCTGCTTTCGCCGCTTTGGGTTCGGCCTTCATCGCCGTCAACTCACCCTGCAAACGGGCAATGGTCACTGCCGGGTCTTCCGTGGGGCCGTCGGCAATCGGCGGCAGGTCGGCGATTTCCCGCACCCACTCGCCAATCGCGGTTTTCGGCTTCCGCGTTTTCTTGAGCGCTTCCATCTCGCCTTCGGAGCGCACGAGCTGCTGCTCGATGAAGTCTCCCGGCGCACCCGTGGCCGCGTTCGGGTCCTCAAACTTCGGGTCCATGTTCCGACGGAACACGTAGGCCGGGTACGGGCTGGAGCGCTGCACGTAGAACGTCTTGTAGCCCTGCGCGGCGATGGCCCGTTCCTGCTCGCGGTTCTTCACCTGCTGCGGCTCCAGCGCTTCGTGGTACATCCACTTCGGATAGCCGTTGTTGCGAGCCTGCTGCTGCTCGATGATGTCGATCATCAACACCGGGCGGTTATCTGCCGCCGGGTGGTCGAATTCCTGCATCAGACGATTGATCTCTGCCTGACGTTCTTGCTCTGTGAAGTTCTGCATGGGTTCCTTAGAGGCCAAGTTTCGACATGATGCCTTTGAGCTTGCCCGGTTGTTTCGGGGTCAGCGCTTCGACTTCTGCCGTGTAGGTCGCTTCTTCCTCCGAGTCGTAGGCCACCTTATAGGAGCCGTCCGGGAAATTCACGTGCTTCGGGTACGCGCTCGCGGGCTTGGGAGCTTCGGGGGTGCGTTCGTTTGCCGTGAAATCCAACTGCTTAAACGGGTTGTGTGCCATGTGGTCCTTTCGGGGGGGCCGAGTTTCCCCGGCCCCTTGGAGGTTCTAGCGTTCTTCGACGTAGTGGACCAACAGCCCAGGGGTGTTGATCGTCATCGCCGCAGCGCTTCCGTTGGTGAACGGCTGCGTAAACTGGAGCACCTTCGAGTCTCCGTTTAGAGTCACGGCAGAGGCGAAGGTGTAGCCGACGCTTAGGAACGATCCCGCCGTGGTGACGGTGGTGATCTGCGAGGGCTGGGTTTTGGTGATGGTGCCGCCGACCGCAACCGGGGTTACGGTGGACGCCGTTTCCGTGGTCGCGACCGCCGGAAAGGTGATGCTCCCGAGAGTCGGAGTACCCAAGGCCGAGGGGGCCGTGGTCTGCGATCCGTAGAACGCCACAATGTCCTGCAGGATCGCCGGGGAGCTGGTGTTAATCAGCGAGGCCGGGTAGAAGTTGCAGGTGAGAGTGTTGGTGCCGGTCGCCGCGTTGCTGGTCGCGTTTAGAACGAAGACGTTTGACGCGCCAATCTGCGGGTAAGTGTTGGTCGTGGTCAGGGTGGTCGGCGCAAACGTGCAGTTCGTCGGCGAAACCCAGAACGACTTGAGCTTGCCCCAGCGGCCATTCGCCCCGCAAATCCATGCGGTCCCGTTGGCCGTGTTCATCAGCGAGTTGGCCCCGTAGACAACCACCGGCAGGGAATACTGCGCGGAGGCGGTACAGGTGCCAGCCGGAGCGTTGGCGACAATCGCGCCACCCGAGAACGGGCGGCTGGAGTCGCCGGTGCCGGTGGCCGTGTTGCCCACCCAGACGTTCGCGCCCGAGGCGTGGCCCATACGAGCCGTGCCGAGCTGACCGCCCTTCACCTTGAAGCAAGTGGCCGAGGAGCCCGCGCCCGTCACCTGAAAGGCTTCCTGGTCGATGCCCAGGTAGGTGCCGTTGCGGGTCGCGGTCGGGGTGTTGATGTTGGTGGCCGAAGCCACGCACACCTCCGTCACCGAGCCGGTGCCGGATACCGCCGCGCTGGTCGTGGTCTGCGTGGTGTCGTTCTGGCCGCCGTAGGTGGTAGCGAATGCCGCAGCCGCCGAAAGCGCCGTGAGTACGATCAATTTAGTGATCTTCATGGTCTTTGTGTCCTTTCCTGTTTCTTTCGTTGCGGTTTAGCCTGCCACCAGAACAGCGCCTTCCTGATACAGCGGGGCCATGCCGTAATACACGTCGAAACGGTTGGTCCACTGGTCAGAGAGGGTCACGAAGTCGCGCACGAAGCGGAGCGAAACGCCCGTGTCGGGAGCGGATTCGGCATACGCCTTGTCCACGCCCTGCGGCACTTCGCCGGGGAACGAAACGAAGGCGAACGCCTGTTTGTCCCAAACCATGTTGCACGCCGCCGTGATGCCGCTCAGAGCGCTCTGGCCCGCCGCTGCGGTATCCCAGATGTTCACGAGGGCGTTATCCGCAGGAGCGTTCGAGACGTTCTGGAACTGGCCGCTCGGGACGATGGCCGGGGTGAACGTCAGCGTGACGTTGCCCGAGCCGTCCGAGTCCGCAGCCGCCATCACTCGGAACTGCTGGAGCTGGCCGGTGCTCTGACGAGTCTGCGGGTTCACCGCGTACACGCCAGCGATCGAGAACACGTCCCCGACCACCGCCCAGTTGGTGATGGAGTTGGACGCCCCGTCCAGAATCAGCGTGGTGCCGGTCTGGCTTGCGCCATTGACTGCCGGGGTGCCGCCGAACGTGCCGAGCGTCTGGTTGTAGACGTTCTGGTCGATGTAGGTGTTGAGGCCGACAATCATGTCGGCAACGCGGCCCGTGGACCACTGCTTGCCGATCTTGTCCTGGTTGTTGTAGAGCGAGCTGTTGTAAGACAGCCAGCCCACGTTCGCAGCCGGGTTCATGATCGCGCAGCGGGAGCGGCCCTTGAGCGGGAAGCCCATTTCGTCGAGCTTGCGACCGGCGTTCAGCCAAGTCGTGAAGGCGTTCGACGAATTCAGGCCCGGAGTCGTGCCGGGGGTGCCGGTCATGTTCGAGGCGTTCTGCGCGGCCATCTGGAGGGCGCGGGAGTCGAGCTTGTTCGCAATCGAGATCGCGGCAGGCTCCAAGTACCGGCGCTTCATTTCGTCCAAGCTCAGGTACAATTCAGCCGTCGAGAACTGGAAGTCCACGCCGGACTGCTGGTTGATCGTGACCGGGACCTGCGTATCAGTCAGGGATTCTGCCGAGTACGCCGCGCCATCGCGTCCGATAAACCGAGCCGGTTTACGGACATAGATGGTGTCGCCAATCTTGTTGCCCTTCTTGCCAAATTCCTGGTCCAAATCCCGAGTCATCTCGGGGA